TTTATCTACATCTGTGTAGTAAAACTTGAAAGTATGAATAATGTTTTCTGCTAGCTTGTAAAAAGGTAGGTAAATGTGTTCAGTAAAGATGCCTTGTTTATACTCATGGTCATCTGAGGTATTAAATCTTACTATGTATTCTTCTGTTTCTTTTGTAAAGTAATTAGCTTTGGATTTCTTCCTTGCCATAGTTTTCGGGGAGCATATATTTGTCTAGCTCGTCTTGTACATATTTCATTTGGTTAAAAAATTCACCAACTTCGTCGTCGCTTTGAAAGACCCCCTTTTGATCCAACTGTTGCAGGTGCTGTTTACCTTGTCCTATTGCATTTGAGACGTTTTGAAGATATTTTGTTTGATCTTCTGTTACTTCCTCATATTTCTCAACTTTTATAAGTAGGTTTCTTAAAATATACAACATAATTACCAAAATGGCAACTAAAATCGTAATTATTATGTTAGTTACTGTAAAATATTCCATAATTTATAGATTTTTTAAGGTTTTTGCAAGACTTTCCGAAGAGTTTACTGTTCTCCCTGTAGTACTTTTACTTTTACTGGTCTTAGGAGTGGATTTACCACCACTACCCTTCCACATATCGTATTCCACCTTAGACGCTAAGAAGTCTGCAGCGTGGAGCACTGAGACTATCGATGTTTTCTGTCTAGATGACTCTACATTACTAAAGAAGTAGGCTTCATTAGCCTTATCGAACACTCCATCATGTAGTCTAATACCTAAAAACTCCTTCTGGTTAACCTTTATACCGAATCTCTGTAATATAAACAGTGAACGGTCTGGTATAAGCATAAAATCTAAGTCTGGATTAAATGTATACATCTCTGATAGCTTATCCTGACGCCATTTATCGGTCTGAGGTATATAGTTAGGTTGCTCACCATCACCTAGCTTACCTAGATCATGGAATAATGCGGCAAAGACCAATTCTTCTTCGGTGTAATCAACTGATCCACCCATATCCTTATATAACCTAGATTGCTTTACCGCATACTCCACTACTCTGTTAACATGATCGACATATCCACCTGCAAAAGCATTATGATACCATGTTCTACCACTAGCAGGAGCCATAACATAGTTATCCTCCATAGCTTTTAGCATAGATAGTACTAGATCTTTACGATCCGTAATGTAAGTATCTATAATCTTAAGATGTTTTTCGTAATTTTTCGATATATCTTCTGCCGATAATGCCATATTAGATTAATTTTATTTATTATTATATATATTTATATACTTATATATTATTATTATTAATTATTATCATATATCTTATATATTTTATAATATAAATTAAGATAATGATTTTTTTTCAAAGAATCAACTATTTTACAATAAATTTTTCGGAATAATTTTTTATTACTGAATCCATACCTGCATCCCAAAAGATTTCCATGTTGACCGTTATAGTATCCCCTACCATTTGAGGAGGAAAAGGACCTACTACACGCTTAGACTCTAATCTAGCTGGTGACTCACTAAAGTAAATGGTAGTTTCCTGTACAACATTCACTTCAACTCCTGATTCCGGAAGTATCCAAGTAGTATCACTGTCAAAATTACCCTCAACTACTGCAACTCCATTGTATTCGTAGTAAGAATCCACCTTAGTAGCGTGGATATCTATAGTAAAGTAGGGATAATAGTCACCATTCCAATCTAAATCTATAGTATAGTAGCCATTTACATCTCTTTCACCGGGAAAGAACATAGCTGCATCACAAGGTCCGCCTTTACAAGGTTGGGGAGTGATGTCGTCTTTTGTGCATGCGGGCGAGAGCATGATAATAACGGCAGCGGCCGCCGCGCGAAACGCGCGCAAGTTGCCAAGCGAATTATTTTTCATCGTTTTCTAATTTATAAGGTTCACCTATTCTTTCTACGACAGCTTTAGCCTCTTCAACACTAACGTTAAAAAACTCTTTGTTATTGTTTACTCTAAAACCATTGTCTTGTAAGTACTTGTGTACTTGTTTTTCTACATCATGAGCGTTAATGCAAGGGAAAGCCCACTCTACAACGAAGTCTAAAGCGACACCGGTAGCGGAGTTTATCTGCTTAACTCTATCAGAAGGCTTATTCTTAGTAAAGCCTATCTTACATATACCAGCCATAAGAGGGTTAGTAAGTACATATACCCATTGGCTTCCAACAACACCTTTCGGTATCTGGATCTTTTTAGGTCTATTAGTATAGTAAGTCACATCTTCATAGCCATCTTCGGCGTACTGAGGATTAGTAGAAGGTGTTATTGTGAAGTATTTAGCCTCAGCATCGGTTAGGTCGTCATCGACTTTGATTAGACCTTCAGCATACTCTACGGTTATTCTTTTTACAGCCATCTTAAAATAATCTTAATTGTTTAACCTTATTATCTCTATAAATTCTATAAGCTCCATCTACCTTTCTAGTAGGTCTAAACTCTTCACCCTTATTATCGATAAGCTTACCATCTTTTAAAGCAAAAGCATGCTTACTAACAGTTACTATATAGCTACCTTTAGGGTTATCCTTAATAAAAGACTTTACCGTCTTCTTTCTATTAATAATATTACCGTGTAACTTATATGTATTAGTAATTCTATATGTACCTAAGACATTAACTCTGTAATCAGTTCTACCTACTCTTAAGCCATCCTTCTCTGCTTTAAGCATTTGAGTAACTATATCTAAATTATTAGTACCCTTTTTAGCTTTTCTACCAAAGTTTAACTTAACCACCTCATGAGCAGTATCATAATCTTGTTCGGTTGCAGCAGCTAAAGCCCTTACAAAGCAATCGTTTTTTTCTTTTTTAGCAATTTTACTAGCGGAAATCCCCTTAATCGAGGAAGAATTTAAATTTATCATAACCTTTATTTTTTTAATTATACTTAAATATACGAACTTTCCGGCAAAGGACCAACTATATTAGTAGTTTTTTTTCGGGAAATACGGGAGCTTCTATGATTAAATCTTGAAAAGTCTTAATTACATGACATTTTTCGTAATCTTCTACGTTTTCAAAGAAAACTCTTAAGCTATCTAAGCCTATAAACACACTTCCTCTATCAAAAGACTCTCCTATCTTGTAAATCGACTTGACAGTAAGGTTTTTCACCCTAGTTAGATGGCTATATAGCTTTGTATAATATTTGTATTTAACCATTTTTTGTACTTTAGCATACTCTTTAGGATATTGCTTTTTATACATAACGTCCATAATGTGGTAATTCTCTACTCCTCTAAGGACCATACCCATAAGAACAAAAGGATTATTTAGAGTATCCTCTAAGCCATGCTCTTTATATATATCCTCATCTCCTTGTTCGAAGATAGAGAATAAAGTATGTGGGTCTAATGGTTGCATATCTATAAATAGGTAAACCCTATATAACGAAATTTTTTGCAAAATTTTTCCTTAATAAGTTGTATATTAATATTAAAGTTCTTATATTATAATATATGTTTAGTTTAAGTGCGATAGTATATACAATAGTGTTTGTTTTCTTTACCTTGTTTAAAGACTACATAATAGATATTAATTTTGTCCAAACCTCCAAAGAGACGAAATCATATATTAACAAACGCTGGGTATTATTCTATTTTATAGGATTAGTAATACTATCAATAATGTACTTATGAAAGATAGCAAAATGGGAGTACTAGACTATCTAGTATTTATTCTCTTTTTAGGATTAGCATTCTTAATGGCATCTTGTATATCTGAAGAAGACATATGTACTAAGCAAGAGGTAACTAATAATGTTGTATGTATTGAAATATATGACCCTGTTATAGCTCCTGATGGTACTGAATATTCTAATAGCTGTATAGCTGAAGCAGACGGTTGGGATAATAGTTGTTTAATTTTAAAAGAGTTATGATAGAGCATTTAAAGAAAAACTTAGGTTGGTACATAATGGTACCTTCTCTATACTTAGCCCTAGCGGGAGAATCAGAGATATGGCTGGTAATTATAGTAGTACTGTTAAAGATGCCTCCATTTGATCTAGTAGGACGATATGAGGATTATCTATATAAGAAGATGAAAGTAGAAGAGACAGGTCTGAAGCTAAGAGAGAAGATGAGCACTAAGCCTAAATGGATGAGATTCTTATTTGCTATGTTTGTATTGCTATTAATGGTATTATGGATGCTATATGCTCCTGAATGTGAATTATGTTAGATACTATAGTATTAGTCTTATTTGCGGTATTAAGTCTGTACGGTATCTACGATACATTCTTTAACAATATATAAATATATATAACCTATATACCGAAAATCTAGCATCTCGATGGAGATAGGTATGGGCAGAGCGTTATCGTTCGGTACCCTATAGGGAACTATACCGTCAGTGTTACATCAGTGTGAGGTCAAATTGATACCATATGGATGGCCAATTGCCTATGTAGCTTTATCTACTTCATATATACCATAGAGGCCTTGGTAGCTCTCTCTACTATAGATATATATCCGTCTGTATCTATCATATGTTCTTCTTTAAGAAGGCCTGGTACATTGCCCATCTTATGTGTATGGCATTTAAGTACCTCTTCATTAGATAGTCTATTGACTACCTCTGTAGATAGCCATTGGGTCATCTCTAGTCTCATATCGTTAACAAGCATCTGTATATAACTCATTAGCTTAATACTTTAGTTACTACCTCATTACCATCATATAGGATTGTAATCCCGTCCGACTCTACAACATATCTATTCATACCATTGTATGATCTTAATGTAGCATTGGCCTGAACCGAGTTACCATCTGTATCTAACCCCTCCATCTGGAAGAGAGTACCTACTTTTAAGTCTTTAATCTGTATCATAACCTTTATTTTATACCTTAATATACGAACTATTTACCGGACTGCCAACTGTTTAACGGTTTATTTTACGCCTATATAGAGAAAAAAAAGGGTAGGGACACACACAAACCTGATCTATCTACCTCAATATCCATACGCCTTACCTGTTTCTTTCTATACAACATATATGTTTATATAAGTATATCTATATAGCTTTATATTAATATATAATACACTCGGTATTCTTAATAGGCTTCAACCTATCTCCTTATGTGTAGCATTAGGTCTACTATATCATAGCCTTTCTCTCTTATTATATCTATCTTAGATGGTATAAAGGTGTGGGTTAAATCGTACACTACCTCAGAGAAGAGCTATGCTCTGTCCATATATGCCGCTTATGGAAGTAGGAAGGATGGTACTTAATTATATTCGCGCGTGCTCACTTCGTTCGAGAGAGAGATCACGCCCCCTCCCCCTCACTCCTATCCTGCTCATACGCCCTCGGTGACGGCAAACCGCTATA